TGACGTGATGGAGTTAGAGTACGGCAAGCCTACGCAGGTTTTATCTGAACTCATCCGCACGGCCTTTGTGGCTAAAGAGGGCTGCGTTTTCCATGTGTGTGACTTCTCGGCCATCGAGGCGCGCGTCATCGCGTGGCTTGCTGGAGAAACATGGGTGCTCGATGCGTTCCGTGCGGGTAAAGACATCTACTGCGAAACAGCGAGTAAGATGTTCGGTGTGCCCGTGGAAAAGCATGGGCAGAATGCTGATCTACGGCAGCGCGGTAAGGTGTCTGTGCTGGCGTTAGGCTACGAAGGTAGCATTGGCGCATTAGAGGCTATGGGCGGTAAGAAATTAGGATTAAGCGAAAGCGAAATGAAAGATATTGTATATAGGTGGCGTGAAAGTAACCCCGCCATCGTGAAGCTATGGGCGGCAGTAGAAAAAGCAGCCATCACGGCCATAACGACAGGGCGCGAGATCATCATTCATCGCGGCACTACATTCTCCTACAAATGGGGTGCATTACTCATCACCTTACCAAGTGGGCGCACGCTGTGTTATCCACGGGCACAGCTAAAGCCCGAAGATGCGCTCAGCCGCAAAATGGGTATTGTCTACGAAGGTACTAATCAGACTACAAAGAAATGGGGCGAGATACGCACATACGGCGGAAGATTAGTGGAAAACATCGTCCAAGCCGTTGCTCGTGATGTATTAGGTGAGGTTATTCTTCGCGCCCATCAAGAGCATTTGGATATTGTTTTCCACATTCACGACGAAACAATAACAGAAGCAAGAAAAGGGCAGAAGCTCGCGCAGGTAGAGGTTTTGTTCTCTACACCGATTAGCTGGTGCCCGGACTTACCACTAAAGGGCGCAGGGTACACAACGCCATATTACTTAAAAGATTAACAGAAATATGAACAAAAAGGATTTAGCAGAGCAGTACGCTATCAAGGAATACGAGCGGTTGAATGATAGCGAGCCTATTTTTGAAGATAACCTATGTTTTTCAATCATAGATATCAAGGCAGCTTTCAATGCTGGGCGTGAGAGCGTGGTAGAGAAAGCGTCAGAATTAGATTGGGAGGATATTGACGTATACGGCGAAAAAGCAAGGTATATTAATGCATGCAGAGCGCATAAACCATTAGAAGAGTACTTAATTCAAGAATGGTTTTATCCTAAAGATATAGAGCTACACTGTAATGATTTTACAAAGAATGGTTTTAAGAATATCGAAGAAGCAAAAGCGTATGCAAAGGAGGCGTATAAACGAAGAATTAAACAAGCATTAGGATTATGACAATATTAGAATTACAAAAGGAACTTCAAGAAATGTACGAAAAGTATGGAGACATTGAAGTGGTTGTTGAAGATACAGATTGGACTGGTGTTGAAAGATACCATGATGAAATCTTTATAGTAAAAAATGTAAAGTACAACGGCAGTATAGCTGTTGCTTTAGCAAACCATTGATTATGAACAGAGAAGAAATAATTAGTAAGGGGGCACCTGTTGAGCCTAACAGCTTTGAAACCGACAGAGAGGAACGATGGTACAAGGTCGGACTGTACGAGGGTGCAACTGCAACCCCTTGGCGCTCTGTTGCAGACGGAGATTTTCCCCTGAAAGCAAAGAACAACAACAGGGTGGAGTTTTCAGTAGAAGTTTTAGTACGGCTTGATAAAAACAGACTTGCTTTTGGGCGTTACGACTACACCTATAAAAGTTGGTATGTAGGACTACAAAGGGTATATCCTACTCATTGGGCGGAGATACCTAAGTTGCCAACAGAACAAAAGAAATGATTACGATTAAGAAACTAATTTGCAGACTATTTGGTCACGTACATATTGAGGAAATGTATGCGGCCCCACTCGTTGGCAAAGAACGCAGATGGGTAGTCATTAAAGAAGTAAATTGTGCTCGTTGTGGGGAGAATATATCTTTTGAAATGAGCGAGCCAATGTCACGTGTACAACTCTTGAATGAGGGTTGGTTTATTCAATCCAAGCCAATATGGATTTAACGTCCGTATGCGAAGTATAAAAAAAGGTAATTGAAGGATTGTAAGATGATTAAATTATTATTACTCTAAATAAATTTTGAAATGATTAAGGAATTTAAAACAAGAACAGGTTGCATCTATAGCGACGATATGAACCTCTTAGAGTGGCTCTATGTAGGTGACTATGGTAAGGAAAACAATATTAAGGCTGACTTTCTCGGACTTAAAAAAGAAATAAACGGGGTGAAGCACCGCGAAGTAGACTTGGAGGATAAAATGGTGGTAACTATCTCCACACAGAAAGGTTGCCCCATGAAATGCCAATTTTGCGACTGTCCAAAGGTTGGGTATCATGGCAATGCAAGCGAAGAGGATTTACGATTCCAAGTTGCACACGCAATAAGGAATAGTGGGTGCGAGCATACAAAACGTTTTAATTTGCATCTCGCAAGAATGGGGGAACCGTCCCTAAATGCAAAGGCGGTGCTTAAATTCTTGAATGATGATTTAAGATATACTGTTGTAAATGGCATAGATACAGATGTTATTCACCCCGTCTTTACAACCATGCTTCCAAAGGCAAAGGAAAGAGATTTGCCTTATATTTTATTTGATTTTTGCGACACTAAGAACTATGAATATGAAGGAGAAGCAGGGTTGCAATTATCCATCAATTCAACTGATGAGAAGCAAAGACAAGGCCTGTTTCGAGGACAATCATGTTCACTGCAGCGTATTTCGGAAATAGCAGAGTACCTTCCTATGCCTATCGGACGCAAATACACATTGAATTTCCCTGTAACTGCAGAAACTATCCTCGACCCTGTAGAGCTGTCGGGCTTGTTTGACAAGGACAAGTTTATCGTTAAGATAACACCTATCCACGAAACGAACGAAGCAAAAGAGTTTAACCTCCAAACGCAAATGGGGTATTACAAATATGACGTGTATCGTCAATTTGAGCAACCTCTGTTGGAAGCTGGTTGGGACGTAATAGTATTTATTCCATCTATTGAGGAAGACCAAGATAGAATTACATGCGGTAATGCACTTCTAAGTCAAATGATATGAAAACATACGTAATTACACTATCAAGACATTTCCTTGCTAATCACAAACGAGCAGGGGAAGAAACACATTTCAAAGAGAAGTTCCTACTTGGACAGGGTCTTACAGATTATGATACTCCGTCCATGGCGAAGATACACACTATACGAGCGAATTACCCTCTATGGGAGAAACGCATCAAAGAAGTTCAAGATGGACACGCAGTGTTATCTATTCGGCAGTGGACAGGTAAGCCGTATAGGAGTAAGCAGGTGGAAATTGCAACACTAACAGCAGGAAGCGGTGTGGGTATTCAGTTAATGGAATTGACAAATGATTTTGCAGAGTGCATTATCGGAGACCATCACCACAGCTATGTTGCTGTTGCTAAGCACGATGGGTTGCATCCCGCTGATTGGCTTGATTGGTTTAGTGCCTACGACCTTTCAAAGCCTATTTGAAGCGTTAGGAAATGCGTGGGTGCCACAAGTGGCTTTTGAAATATTTAAAGCGATAGATAATTACGATAAAACACATAAATTATGAAGATAAAGAATGAAGCGGAACTGCTATCAACGTTCTGCAATAAAGATGAAGTTAGGTCATTACTAAGAGCACCATTTCTCAATACTAAGTACAACGAGGTGTGGAGTACGGACGGGCACGCTCTTATTAGAATAAAGCCCGAAAGACTTGTTGGTGAATATCCTAAAGGAGAATTGGACCTACCCCCGTTAGAATGCCCATGCAAAAAGAAAATCACTATTGGCGCAATAAACAAGGCGTTGGATGAATGTCCAAAAGTCGATGAGGAAATTATTGTCCAAGATGCAGTGGAATGCAAGGAGTGCGATGGAAGCGGTGAGGTGTATTGGGAATACACGGACAATCACTTGCACACCCACGAGTGTTTATTCGACTGTCCTGTATGTAATGGCACTGGGGTGATTACACCCGAAAAAACGAAGAAAACCGGAAAGAAAAGAGCAGAAGAGAAAGCAATTATCAATGTTGGTAATGCTTATATCTTCGCATGCAATATCTATAAACTAAAGTTTGCAATGGACTTTCTTGGCATTTCCTCTGTGTTGTTGGCATACAACCCTGAAAGAGGTGCAAGCGAGTTTGTTTTAGATGGCGATATACGTATAGAACTCTCGCCTATGTTATTCGACCATATTTGTAAGTGCGATGCTGAATTAGAATTAATACAACTATAATAACAAAAGAAAATAATTATGATGGAGTCTATAATTGTGCTTGCTATACGAATAGGAGCACTTATCTTGGTGTGCTTACTTTCGTATGCAGTTGGAAAGTATAAAACATATACAAAAATCTACGATGAAGTCTTAAAGGAGTATATCAGAGCGCACTTTGAGGAAAATTTTCAAGATGATGTAAATAACAAAAAGAAAGAATTATGAAAGTAGAATTACAGAACGGCGACCGCATCCAAATTCCCGAGGGATGCAAGGCAATCGTTAAGGGCGGAAGTGTGACATTTATGAAAGAAGAAGATAAAGAGTTCAAAGACGGGGACATTCTTATTGATGACCGTAAACTTTCAGAGTTTCCTTGTAAAATCATTATGATTTACAAAGGGGCAAAGTCAGAAGGAGGGTGCTATGAATGTTATATTTTTAGAAATTTGAGGGGTTCTTTGGTTATAAATGAAGGATGCTGTAACTCGGAATTTGTAAAGATTAGACTTGCAACCGAAGAAGAGAAAGCCGAGCTCTTCGCTGAAATGAAAGTGCAAGGTTTGCGGTGGAACGCGGAGGAAAAGCGTGTGGAGAATATTAGGTGGAGAGCTAAGTATGGCGAAAAGTACTATTTTCTAAATGGTAACTTTTCAGTAGATTGTACTACAAGTATAGATAGATGGTTTGATGATATTCATTATAACAGTTTTTGTCAATTTCGAACTGAAGAATATGCAAAAGAAGCTGCAAAGAGAGTGAAAGAAACTCTGAAAAAATTTCACGAGGAAATAGGAGAATGAATGATCTACCAAAATCAACAGCAATCTTGCTGGAGACAAGTAAGCTGCAAAGCGTATATAATTTCTTAGGTGGGCAAGATGCGATACCATTCGAGGCGTCCATAGCAAGGGTAGATACGCATAATACACGTATCAAGATAGCCTCAGATACTATGGAGCATGCCGAAGAATTAGCAAGAATGCTGAAAGAATTATAAGAATTATGGATGAAAGCAAAGTGACAAAAGACTTCACTCTCGAGATAGCTACGGCACACAGCCGACTATCGAAGAAGTGGAAGAATAAAAAGGTGAAATGGTCGGAGCTGGTACAGAAATGTGCCAGCACGTACCGAACAGATGAAACGCTGGCCGAATATAGCCAGGTGGGGAAGGACGAGCGGGGC